TAGCCCGTACCATTTTTACATAATGTACTGCCCACGGAACACTGGGCGACCGCGAATCATCTCGCACAGTTCTGGCGGCATTAGATTGCCATCCTCATCAAAGCTAATGACAACAAAGCCCATCTGAGACCGGCTAGGCGAGCCTTCAGCGTACTGGAACTGTGGGCCAAAGGGATCGGCTAACGTACCAGTCTCAATGCCCCACCGCGAGCCGTTTCTGTCACGCATAGCCGTCATTTGAAGCTGGTGCGTATGTCCTGTAACCATGCTAATCCCTCCGTGGAGAGCGTTGTTCCAACCTGCATGGATACCGCCACGGAAACGGTGCCTGATTTCAACGGTGTTGTTGAGTTCGAATGCCCATGCAATTTCCCAGTCGGTAAAGTGCTCTTGGAGGGACAGGATATATCCGTCGAGTTCATTGGCGTTGGAGGCAACGTAGTTATCGATTCGGACGTCGTGGTTTCCCATTGTCCAGAGACGGTGTTTGGTCTTGGGCAACATTTTAAGCCATTTCTTGGCAGTCTCGATTTCCTTTTCAATTTTTGGCGCTTTGCTGCTGCGTATTGACGGGTGGCGTGAAATCCTAGCGCCATCGATAACGTCTCCATTCAGAATGATACCATCTGGCTTAAGAGACTTGCATACTTTTACGAAGGCTTTGTAAATCAGGGGCGGATCGCCATCCCAAATGTGAAGATCGGAACCAATTACCCACTGCGTATTGGGGACATCTTTCATAATAATTCGGGGATATGTCCAACGACCATTGATGTTTTGTTCAGGTGACCCACTGGGAAATTGCTCTTTTGCACGGTTTAATCTGTGTTCAAATGTTTGGCGTGGGATATTTAAAGAACGAGCGGCAGCGGATATATTATTGTTGTTGCTTTCAAAAACGCGCAGTGTTTCAAGCAGGAGTTCAAAGCTGATTGGAGGAGTAGGCATTATGTGTTCTCCGGTTTCATTCTTCGCAAACTACGTTCGCTATGTGTCGCTTTTATATCTTTCTGTGAATATAGTCCAATAGTGATAGCTAAAGTGGTTAATCTGTAGGGGGTTAAGTGATTCGCACCGGCAATTTCCGTTACGTTCCTTGGGAGAAAATAGACGAATACCACCTTAAAGGTTGGATGATTGTCCAATGGATAGGTGTTCATTCCGTCTTGATGTGGACATGCGACTGTCAGAATTGACACAAAACGTGAACACTGTATTATAAAAAAAGATGCCCCCGCGAGACTTGCTCAAACGGGGGCTATCTGAACCGGAGTTTCTCTTGGCGGGGAAACGGTCCAGACAAGTCATGTTATAATGTAACATCTCTAGCCTGTCCATCTTCCGTCTTTGAGTTCGTTTAAATTCGCATGATGTCACCCAGCATTTGCTGATTGAGTGATAAATGTGATGGTTCAGACGGCTTTTTGACGGTCTGTGCTGTAAACAGATGGGACTTGCTGGCGGTCATAAACGCTAGAGACAACGCTGCCGGAACTTTACCCGAAAGGGCTTTCCGACGGCCCTTAGCCGGTAGGGCGAGGGGATAGCCATCAACATATTCACCCCGTTGGACAGGCGTATAGTCTGGGGGGCGTACTGGCCATGCGATAGTTGGGAGAACCAACAAGGCATTGATGGGTAAACGGCGTTTCGAGATACCCTCCTTGGTCCGCAGCCCAACTCAACAGTCTCTGTGTTGATACGGGGGGAGAAGCGGAAAGCGGAACTTTGCCTAAATTCTGAAATAGGTTATAGTGTGCCATCATTTACGAGGATTAACCAATGGCGTTGACACCCGGCTTATCACCTAACATCCGTCTTGGTGATCAAAACCCACAGCAACCAGAGTTGCCTGAGGCTATGGATATTGTTGTTGAGATGGCCGGTGAAGACGGCTCCGACAAGCCAGAACTGGACATGGATGGTAATATTCTTCGCATTGAGCACCCTGATGGCACGATTAGCGTGTCGTTGAACGGTGAGCCAATCGAGAAGGCCAACAAGAAAACTCAAGAGGGTTGGTTCGCTAATCTGGCTGACGACATTGAAGACCAAGAACTTAGCCGTATCGTTGACGACTTAACGCGGGGTATCGCGAATGACCTCACCAGCCGTGAAGAGTGGATACAGGAACGGGCGCAGGGAATTAAACTTCTTGGCCTCAAGATTGAACTCCCCGGACTTCAAGGAGCCGCTGACGGTGCTCCGGTGGAAGGAATGTCAAAGGTTCGCCATCCCCTGCTGCTTGAAGCTGTGTTGCGCTTTCAAGCAAATGCAAGGTCAGAGCTACTTCCAACTGATGGGCCTGTAAAAATCAGAGACGATTCAACTCATGGCTCACCAGACCGTGACACTATGTCAAATGCCCTTGAAAAAGATATGAACCACTACCTAACCGCAGTAGCCAAAGAGTATTACCCAGACACGGATAAGATGCTTCTATTGCTTGGCTTTGGTGGAACGGCGTTTAAGAAGGTTTACTATTGCCCACTCCGCAACCGTCCCGTTTCCGAATCAATTGACGCTGATGACTTGATCGTCAACAACTCAGCCACGGACTTGGATGGCGCTCGTCGTATTACTCACCGTATCTACATGCGCCCGTCTGTTGTGAAACGTATGCAAATCATTGGTGCGTATCGTGACGTTGAACTGAATGATGCAAAGCAGCCAACGCTTGACGCCGTTCAGATGGAAAAAAACTCACAGCAGGGTATTTCACAAAGCACCATGAACACGGAAGATAACGACCGTGAGATTTATGAATGCTACTGCGAATTGAATATTAAGGGCTACGAGCACAAGATGGATGGCGCTGAGACGGGCTTGGAAGTTCCGTATCGCGTAACCATTGACGTGTCATCAAAGCAAGTTTTGTCCGTTGTTCGCAACTACGATGAAGACACCGAAGATTTGCCTGAGGCACGAAAGAACTTTGTAAAGTACACGTTTGTTCCGGGCTTTGGCTTCTACGACATTGGATTGCTGCATATTCTTGGCAATACGACGAACGCTATTACGGCGGCGTGGCGTGAATTGCTTGATGCTGGCATGTACGCCAACTTCCCCGGATTTCTGTATGCCAAGCAATCTGGCCGCCAAAATACTAATATCTTCCGCGTTCCTCCGGGCGGTGGCGCTCAAATTGATACTGGTGGCATGGCAATCAATCAGGCTGTTATGCCATTGCCTTATAAGGAACCATCGGGTGCATTGGGCGCATTAGTCGAAAGCATGTCGCAGTATGGCCAGCGTTTGGGTGGCACGTCTGAGGCTGCGGTGGGCGAAGGTCGCTCAGATGCTCCAGTCGGAACAACTATCGCATTGATTGAGCAGTCGGTTAAAGTTCTAAACTCCGTACACAAGCGGATGCACGCCTCACAGGCTGATGAGTTCCAGCTTCTGGCTAACTGCTTCAAGGAGAACCCCGAATCATTCTGGCAGCGCAATCGTCGCCCTAATATTCCGTGGGATGAACAGCAGTTCCTTCAGGCGCTTGAAGACTTTGATATGGTTCCACAGGCCGATCCCAATACGTCATCGAGCAGCCAGCGCATTATGAAGGTTGCGGCACTTGTTCAGATGGCTACTCAAGACCCAACGGGCTTCAATCTCCCTGAAGTACGCAAGGAAGCATTGAGCGCAGTCGGTTGGGAAAGCCCAGACAGGTTCTTGGCTCCTCCAGTTCCGCCACAGCCAAATCCAGCGGATCAAGCAAAGATGGCTGATTCGCAAGCCAAGATGATTACGGCTCAAGCTAAGATGGCTGAAGTGCAACATAAAGTTAGTGGCGGTGAGAACCAGCAGTCACAGGCTAATCCACAAGAGCTACAAATCAAGATGATGTCTGAGCAAAATCAGGCTGATGAGACCAAACAGAAAGCCGCTGACAGTCAGATCGACGCTATGAACCGTATGCGTGATCGTGAGAGCCGTGAACGTCTGGCGGCAGTTAAGTTGGCTGAGGAAGTTATGAAGAACCCAATGGATGGTATGCAAGTGGTTAGCCAGATGCTTGACCCCGGCATGATCCAGCGTTTGGAAGCTAATGAACAACCTGAGGGAAAGTTACAATAAAAGGTTGATTATGACAGTTTGACTTGCGATTATGATCCTACTTGGACCGCTGCGGCGGCGAGTGGCTGCGGGATGTTCCTGTAGTTAGTCATCGGGCCAATCCTTTGCGGGGTCTACCGACTTCAAGTCCTCCTAAGTTGTTTTTCCTGACTTGGCCCGTCTCTTATCTCCGTGGGAGACGGGCATTTTCCAAGGTTAAGATATTGATTGAATTGATGAGACAGTACGGCTCTATAGTTGAATCCGGTGTAATTGTAGGCTGGTTTTTTGCCGTAGCTTATTTCGTACACGTCTTGGTTCGCACGTTAGTTGGCAAATAAACCAATATAAAGTATGATGCTGTCGCCCTAGGAGTGATAGCACATGGAAGCTGAACTAACAGACCCGCTTGGACGGCTTACCCCTAATTACTCATTAGGAACGGAGCTTGTTATTCCTCGCGGTGGCGGAACTGGTTCAAATATTAAAGAATCTGATATTGCTGATACATTGGCAAACCGCCCAAACTTGTTTGGTTCTAATCCAGAGACAGATATTAGCAATGCTGTAAATGTTGCAAAAAATAATAATAAATTATTTACAGATGCTCAAAATGTTTCAAAAAGTGATTTTTTAAATAAATATTCGGTAGAAGAAGGTCGCAATCAAAATTCTGCCCCACATTATACATTTAAATTAAATGATGTTGATCCGTTTGAAATGGATTCATGGTCAGAAAAAATGTATCCAAATTTTGAAAATAAAGTAAAAAATATACAAAGTTCTATAGTTAAAGGTGAAAATCCCGGTCCAGTTTTAGTGGAAGGTTCTCCTTTTAATGAGAAATGGAGACCAATGGTTCTTGATGGGCATCATAGAACTGTAGCTAAAATGAATTTAGGAATAGATGAAGTTCCCGCACATTTTACCGATAAAACTTTGGGACAAATTTGGGATCAAACTAATATGAAAACAAATTATAATTATGGAGGCCGCACTATGGGCAATAACGCAATTGGCAATGCCATGAGAATGGCCCTTGGCGGCGATGCTGAAATTGAAATGCCTCATTCCTTAAAAGAACTACAAGACTGGAAAAAGAATCACCCTACTCCAGTATCACATCCATCTATGGATGATGTATTCACCAACCGTGTATCGGGTTTTGAAGGTGCGCCACCAATAGCAATGCCTTCTAACTTGGATGAATTGTTGGCATATTTACGCAAGCATCATGCTGGCGGCGGGCGTGCTGGGGTTAACAATGCCAATGACGATATTGATACGTCTTATTTAGGAAATCTATTGCGTGGCCTTAAATCAATTCCAGAGACAGCATACAATTACTTGGCAAACACATCTTATAATCAGATGGGTTCTGACGCATTAGATTTAGGCAAAAATGTCTATCACGACGTTACTGAGCACCCAATTGAGAATTTGCTTGGTGCATTGCCAGTTGTTGGAAGCGGCATGGCTGCATATGATGCTTATAAACTGAATGACCGTATTAAACAGGCTTACGCATCTGGGAACCATGAAGATGCCCAAAAGCTAGAACGGGCATTGGCATTATCCTCATTGGGTGCATTACCAATCTTTGGTGAATTATCGTCAGTTGGCTCTAGCGCCGCTCGTATGGCCGAAGAGGCTGCATTGCATGGTGCTGCTGAGACTGGAAGTCGTGCGGTTGCCAATTCAGTTCCGCGTGATGCATACCAAGTGGCTGAAAACATTGCATCAAATAAAATTAATCAAGCACTTGATTCGGCTAAAAAACATATGTTTTCTGATGTTAGTGATGAGCGCATTACAAGCCCCAATATTGGTGGGGATAGGGGTGAAGACGTGAGAGCAAATCATAAAAAGGGCGGGCGTACCTTGGGCAACAATGCCATCGACAACGCATTACGTCTTGCCACTGGTGGTGATGCTGACAACAGCCAGCCTGATGCACCGATTACATTGCAGGATTTGAAAGATTGGAAGAAAGCACACCCGTTGTCATTAAACAAAAATGCAATGGACAATGTGTTTAGTAGCCGTCAATCTGGTTTTGAAGGCGCTGAACCTATTGCGATGCCAGCTAATCTTGATGAGTTGATGGCTTATTTACGTCGTCAACATCATGCAGACGGTGGTAGAGCGCATTTTGATGATGGCGGTGAAGCTGGTGGTGATCCACGCGGCAATGAAGCTGGCATGGCAGATCGTTCTCAGCCAGAAGGCCCATTGAGCGACCCTCGTGGCAATGAAGCAGGATTTGCTGAGCGTTCACAGCCTGATGCGGTTTTGGCTGATGTTGGGTCGCGTGCATTTGGTGGTGATTTCAATGTTGGCGGTGGTAATTACACTGGACATGAAATGCCAACTGGCATGGCTAACTACTCTGAGCAGCGCATGAACACGCCTTACGAGGGTAGTTTGTTAAGCGCAACAATGGACCCAAGCACTGCATTTGGTATGGGTTATGGTTCGTTGGTTGGTCGGCAAAACACTCGCGCTGGCGCAGCTGGCTTTCTTGGTAGCGCAATGGGTGAAAGTGGAGCAGAGCTTGACCCGTCAGCTATCAATGCTGGCTCTATTGGTATGTTGCAGGAAACTGGTCCGCGTCGCATTGGCTTGGAAAATACATTAGGAATTGACACTTCGTTGAAGGGCAACGCATTGCGCGATGCTTTAACTGGGACGCAGATGGCCCAGTTGGGCTATGGCCTAAATGAAGTTGCTACTAAACCAGAGTATGGCTTGACCAGAAACGCTATGGCGACAGGTACTAATGCGGCCAATGTAGCAGACATTGCGTTGGAGAATTTTGAGCGACCTACATTGGAAAACCAAATAAAATCAGCTCCATCCCGTGAGGCATATGCTCAAGGTATTATGTTTGGTCGTCCATCGGGCGCTACTTTAGGCGTAGGTCAATATGATGCGGCCCCTGCCAGCTTTAGGGACGCATTGATGGGTGGCGTTAAACAAGCTGATCAACAGCGGGCAAGAATTGGTGGCTATGATGTCGGATCAATGTTAGCTGGTTCGCCTGTAACTGATGCAAGTAATGATCCGGCTATTACTGCTGCTCGTAATGCGGCTATTGCTTCCGGTGAAATGCCACAAACTAACCCATATGCTGGATTTAGTAGTGAAGACCCAGCTGAAATTGCACGTTATAATGCGGCGATGAATGCCGCTGGGCCTAAAAATGCTTACGCTGACACGACTTTAGGACAACGTGTTCCTGACGTTACAAGTAGAAATCCGTTTGTAAATGTTGCTCAAGGAGCGAGCAACTTCTTAACCAATATGATTACTCCATCGTATGGAATTAACTCTCCAGAATACAATAAGATCAGCCAAGCGGTTGATATTGCTCGTGAGCCTAGAGAAGGGCGGGGCGGTGAACAACCGTACATTCCACCTACGGCTACTGCACAGGCACCGGCGGCTCCAATAGCTCCGTATACGACTGAACTTGGAACGTATAACCAGCAGCTTCCATCTGTTGGTGGAATGACTGCGGCTCAGTGGGCTGCGGCTAATACTGCGGGTGATATGTCTAAGGTTCATGGTCGCATCAAGTACGTTAATGGTGCGCCAATGCTGGAATATTACACTCAGTAAAGTATGATTGTACAAATACTAAAAACACGCTATTATTCGTCGTCCCTGTCAGGAGCTGCCCATGTCTGAACTAGCTAAATCATCACGCGAAGCAATGCGTGCAAAGGCGAAACGTCTTACCTCTGGTGAACCACACACCAAGGTTGATTCGTCCACATGGACCCCTCCTGAAATGGAAAACGCTGGTATCAAGACCGGTGCTCGCCCACTTAGCAAGCGTCAGTACAAGTCCGGCGGTAAAGTTCATGGAGCAGATGCTAAGAAGCGTGCTGACCGTGCCAAGCGCAAGTCGGGTGGCCGCACTGAGAGTGCTGATCGTTCGAAGCGTTTCCTGACGCCAGACAATTTGATTAACCGCGACGTTCGCATGGCTAACGATGACCGTGAAGGCATTAAGCATGTAGGCGCATTCAAAAAGGGCGGTCGCATCCATAAGGATGATGGCGGTCAGGTTGATCCTATTGCACAGGCAATTCGTCAGGCAGAAATTGAAGACAACATGAAGAACCGTGGCATTCCAGCCCGTGTTCCAATGCCTCCTCGTCGTCCAGTTCCAGTTCCAGTTATGCCTAGGGAGCGTATCCCAGTCGGTTCAAGCCCAACTATGAAGCGTGGCGGCAAAGCTGCGAAGCATGAGGATGTTGCTGAGGACAAGAAGCTCATTAAGAAGATGATTAAGTCATCGGCCATGAAGCGTGATGAGCATTGCTGGGGCGGTGAAACCAAGCAGAAGAAGGCTGACGGCGGCAAGATTGATTGGCT